TTACTACAAACAATGTTGTAGTCGGCTGCAACACGACAAACAACAGCAGCCAAAGATTCGATATTTACATTGATATTAGATACATAACTAGCATGTACTATTAGATTAGTGTATTTTCCATTAATAATTGTAATATTGTCAACTGAATTGGCATTATCATTGGTAGTGGTATATATAACTGCTGGTACAGTAGATGTTGAGTTGCATATAACCGTGCATTTAGAAATTTTAATGATACCTGCGCCGTAATAAAGCACAAAGTTAGTACAGAAATCGTTTCTAACATAACAGTTGGTAATGTTACAAGCGCCAGTAAATGCTGTATTTACCAACGGGGTTGATTGCTTTCTGTTAGCTACTGGTTGCGAAGTGCAAGAATATATAACATTACTTACGTTAACGGTTCCCTCACTACTGGTAGACGCATTATCACGAATAATTCCCTGAAATACATCAATAGCATATATATTGTTTGCATAAATATTTATCGAATCTGTTACGTTTGGTTCGTAAGCGGTTTCTATCATTGTATCGCCAACATTTTGAGCGATAATGTTCTGCATATATATTTTGTTTGCGCTAGGTGCTGCAAGACATTCATCTTTAATATTAGTGAATGTGCAATTTAGAATCTCTACAATATCACTGTATTTGTATAGGTCCCAATTTCCGTTATGAGTCGTTTGTGAATAAGTTGATATTGCGTTTTTAGTAACATTATCATATGCGTAAATATGTCCCCAATATCCACAATTAGAGAAATGCGAATTGTGAACTTTTACGGTTGAGCATCCTCTACATTGCAAAGAATCTTTCATTGACCAACTAGAATCAACATTGTCATAGATAACTAGATTAGAATTAAAAACGCATATATCACTTGCGATATTAGTAATGACAGATTGCTGGTCCGACACAGTAGTTACATATTTCGCGCAACCAATAACATTAACATCCTTCATAATGAAATAGTCAATATAGTTTTCACCATATAAAATATTGGCAGCTTTACCTTGCTCAATAGTGCTAAGTGAAGTTGATTTGTTGATAAGTGTAGCGTTGTTTCCTATGATTATGCAATTTTGGGTAAACGTTGCTCTTTGGATGTTATATATAGCATCCTTTTTTAGGATATGAACATTTGCGTTTGATTGAAACATTTGAGCGAATGCAGCTGTGTCGTTAGTCACTCCATCGCCTTTAGCGCCGTACATTTCTGGCGTGTCATATATAAGTGCAAGTGAATTTATCAATGCAGTTACTGCATCGGTGTTCACCTTCTCCGCACTCTTCGCGCGTATAATCTCGTTCGCAATTGCCGTAGCGTTGGTATCTTCCGCAGTCGTGGCCCTCGTGGTCTCCGCAGCGATTGCCGTCGCATTGGTTTCTTCCGCAGTCGTGGCCCTCGTGGTCTCCGCAGCGATAGCCGTCGCATTGGTTTCTTCCGCAGTCGTGGCCCTCGTGGTCTCCGCAGCGATAGCCTTCTTGATTCCGTCCGAGGTGACGGCCTTGGTTGAGTCCTCGGTGGGTGTCTCGTCGTATGGCAGAAGGTTGCGCACCTCCTTGCGGTACGCTTCCACCTGCGCATTGTAGTTGCCAGTCAGTGCCCAGAACTTATCGTTAGTGATTTCGATTCCAACAGGTACATACTGCCTTGACGTATACGAATTTCCATCGTGCATAACAATCGTTAGCGGCTCATAAGTACGCGCAGAATTCCACTCTGCTGGCTCTGCGAAAAGTGGTACATATCGGGAACCGATATACTGAGTAGTGTAAGCCATTAGAATTACCTCCCTGAAATTGCAAGCCAATAAATCTTTGCTGCTGTAATGTCGGTTGCTGTTAGGTTGAAAACACGTACACTGAACTGCTGGTTTGTTACTGACGTAACGGTGCAGGACATGTTACCTGTTTCATGCTGCAAACCGCAAAGCACTATTGGGATAGTTGTCTTGGTATTAAACGTAACGGTACAGTCATAGTAGCTATTTGCCTGGATATCAAAGCTGTCTGAAGTTCCAAATTCCATAGCAGGCAAAGACGCAAGGAATGAAAGCTGATTCTGAATGTCAGAGTCAAGCTCAATGGCACTGATGGTACCATCGGCTATCTTGTTGCTGGTAATGGCGTTGTCAGCGATGTTGTCGGTTGCTACAGGAAACTTTGCATTGATTTCATCAATTCCAGACTGTAGCTTGCTATCCTCCTGATTGCGTGCTGTTTCCTCAGAATTGATGTTGTTTTGAAGCGTTGTATCAGCTTGTTCTCTTGCGTTTGCTTCCGCAGTTATATTGGACTGCAAGGTTGCGTCAGATTTCTTTCGTGCTGTTTCCTCAGAATTGATGTTGTTTTGAAGCGTTGTATCAGCTTGTTCTCTTGCGTTTGCTTCCGCAGTTATATTGGACTGCAAGGTTGCGTCAGATTTCTTTCGTGCGGTTTCCTCAGCATTGATGTTGTTTTGCAGGGTAGTATCCGCAGTTTCACGAGCCGATGCTTCAGCAGTGATATTGTTCTGAAGCGTTGTATCAGCTTCTTCTCGTGTGGTTGCTTCCGTATTGATATTATTTTGTAGTGTATTATCCGCTGCTTTGCGGTCTAAAATTTCCTGCGCGATATCCGCTTCGTTCGTGTTAGCAAGATTCACTAGCTCAATCTCGGCTTCGCGCATAGGCTGCACTAGGCTTACGCTCATGCGTTCTCTCCGTCCTTCGTGATGGTCTGATTGGAGTGTGTGTTTCCCAAGGTTGCGACAACATCAGAATCAAGATTAGTGAACAGGGTATCGAACGTGCTGTCTGTTCGCTTTGCGTTGACTTCCAAATCAGCAATGAGCTGTTTAAGGGAAGTGCTTTGAGAAAGCGAATATGAATAAGTATTATTGATACTGTTAGGGCTGTCAGTCTGCATCTTGAGAATCAATCTTCCGTAATCGCTGCGCCCATATACCGCGCCAGTATCGAATGTGATTTCGTCCCAGCTATCTGGAATATAGGCGCAAAAGTAACCGTCATTGGTAAGACCGAAATATACGAACTTTATTGCACGCGAGATGATGCGTTCCATGTTGTCATCAACCCACTGCTGCAATAGTTTCTCATAAAGTTCCGCAAGACCTTGGTCTTGGAATTTCTGGAAAAGCTCTTGCAGTTTTACAACGTCATCGTGCGTAGCATTAATGTTGATGCCAAGCATGTTTGCATAAGCGATGATTTTGTCAATCTCGTAGCAGATGTGTTTCACACGCTGTTCTGCGCTGTACACGTCCCAGTAGAACTGCGGTAGCGCAGGCGTGTATGCAGTGTACGAGCCATACGGTACGATGTGATACATTCCACCATCACTCATTCCTTTAGGCATCATCGTCATCTCCCTTCGGCGCGAGATTCACCTTGTCTGGCTTTATTCCGATGATTTCTACCAGCTTTGCGCCTGTCTTTGGATTCATGCACCCTATGTTCTCTATGACGCTAACAATCTCGGTGAAAGTTATATATGCGCACATTCCTGCCCCAATCGGAACGGAAACGTTAACGCCAATCGCCGTTGAGCCGTACACCGATATGACGAACTCTAGGAAGTAGCTGAGTACGATTGCGAACAGCTCGCCAAGTTTTCCGTATATGCCATTCCGCATCTTCTTAGAGTCAACGGTTCCCATGAATGTCGCTGCTATGTAGCCAGTTGCCAAGTCGAACACAATCATGATGCATGGAATAATAACGGTCCAGTCAATTACATTCATATCTCACATCCCAATGCTAGTAGCTGTTTGTGTTTACCGTGAAGAGGCACGAGAACAGCGAACTCATGTCGTTCACAATCAACAGGTCAATGTCGTTGTAGTCTTGCAGCCGCTTTGCAGTGTCAATGAAATCGGCCTGTCGAATCCTCTGGAACTCCCTGTCGTTTCCGCTGCTTGCGTAGTCTCCGTTGTCTCCGCTCAGCTGGGTCTGTGGGAAGTCAGAATAAATGTCACGTCCCTTGTACCACTCGGAATCGCCACCAAACAGCTCTGGAGATTCGTCCATGAGCTTGTACAGCGGAATGTACTTTGGCATTATCTCGTTCATCTTGCGTATGAACTCGTGCTTCCAGATTCCAGGCGGAACAAGCGCTATCTCACGGAACCAATAGTGGTCTGAAATCTTCTTTCTCAATCGCGCGTCCTGAGCATCGTCGTATTTCGGCCAATCCCAACCAGTGAACGAATCGTCGCAGAACTTGTCGTTAATGAGTTCGCACAGCTGAATCGTAACTACTGCGTGATAATCTGGATAGGCACATTCGTTGTCAAGCTCTATGTTGTCGGTGATTCTCATTCTAGTCACCTGCTTCGAGTTGCGACTTCACGTTGTGCGCAAGGTTCCAGTTCTGGCTCTCGTTGTCCTGACGCATAACAACCTCTATTGGCGCCTTGAGATACGCGCCGAACCTATCGTTCAGCTCCCTTGCCGCCTTTCTGCGCTCGATAAGGCACGATTCCAGAACAAGCTCGGATGGCGCCTTCTGCGCTCGAATCTCGTCCTCGGTCATTCGCTCCTGCTTCATCGTCGTGTTGGTCAATCCAAGCATGGTGTATATTCGGCTCCATATGTTCTGCTCGTCAACTGCCAACTGCTCGCCGATGAACTCTACCCCTGTTGACATTGCTTCGTATCCGATTTGCTGAATGTCATCCGTTGCCAGAATCGCAGGCTCCCCACCAGCCACCTGCTTGAACAGGTTCACCATGTCCTGCCTTTTCTCCTGCGGGCCAGTGAGGATGAACGGAATCTGCTGGTGCATCCTGTTCATGCGTCGCGTCAGTCGCAGGTGCGTGAGCTCGTTTGCGTACAGCCTTATTCCATCCATGAGAGGATATCGCGTCTCGTTGTCGAACACTACTACGCCGTTCTTTGCGTCACATGAGTATTTGCTGCCGTTCTGTCCGATGGCAAGCCAGCGGATTGGCCTGTCGTACATGTTGGGCTGTCCCTGCTGCGCGCACTGTAGTGACAGGAATGTCCCCTCCATCTTTCGCGGGAACGCGATGGATGCGATTCCCTGCGTCACGAGAGTCATCTCCAGATAGCGCTCGTCGCACGTGTCAGGAAGGTTAATCCAGCGGAATCGGCTCAGTGCCATCTTTGTGATTATATCGACATAGTACAGATATGTACGCTGGTTGGCTGACGCGCTTTGCCAATACTCCCAATTTCCGTAATCGGCGCGACCGTTCCATGGGTTTGGGCTGTTGCGCTTCTTGCCGCCACGTCTGCTCATGCTTACACCTCGTTTCCGCTCTCGTCTATTATAGCAAGGTTCAGAGGCGCTGCCAACACCTGCTTCAAGACGCTGTTTGCATCGTCTCGCAGCGAGTCGTATGCGGCGCACTGGGCGTTCATCGTCTGAATCTCCGTGGCCTGAACCACCTTGGTGTGCTCGTCGTTGTGCGCCACATCAACATAGTAGTCGATTAGGGACTGAATCTCAGCGTCGGTCATTCCTTGGAACGTGCCCAGCTTCAGAAGCTCGTGGACGGAACGCTGCACTGGCTGCTCGCCACTCGTATCTCCGCTATCTGTGGTTTCGGTTACGTCTGTAGTGGTTTCGGTTTCCTCAGTAGTTGTCTTTGTGCTCTCGTCGGCCGTGCTGGAAGCGTTGTCAGTTGTCATATATTCCCACCTTTCCGATTTCGTCTGGGTTGGACCAGACGGTCACGCCATTCTCGAACACCCTCTGTATCGCCGCACCTATCTCAGAGCTTGCAACGTTGCGAACGTCAACCCATATGTCCGACGCCTTCCAATAGGTGAAGTGCTTCATGAGGTTAAGTCCGCTTGACTCAACGTCCCAGATTTGGTTCAGCGCATATCCGTATCGTGCGAACTGGGCTGCCGTCTGTGCTATGGCCGAATCGCTCTGTGTCCTCAGCCTGAACTGTATGCCGTTCTGCCCATAGTACATGTTGGCACCATCGCCGCTCGTTTCCGTAAGTTTAACTGGTGCCCCTCGTCGTGCGTCCAATAACCTGTTGCTGGCAGTGTCCTGAGCCGTCTCGAGAGTTTCCTTTGCGTTTATTACGCCTATCTCCCTAGACCTAGTGCTGTTGGCATTGCTAGTTGCCAGTATGTTGTCGGCGTCGAATATGCTCTCCGCATGTGTTCGACTTGCGTTTGCGACGCTTGTGTCGTACTGACGCTTGGCGTTGTTTACCGCTGTGTTGCGAGTCCTCGCGCTGTTTCCAGTCTGAGTTGTGTACAGGTTCGACGCATTTGTGGTAGCCGCGCTGTAGTTGTTGTCACGCTGCGTTCCCAATGCCGCGTTGTTGTTGTTCGTCTGGTTGGTGCGTGCCCTGTTCATTCGGTCGGTGTTCTGCTGACCAGCCATGATGTGCCTACCAACGATGTTGCTGTTTGCGTTGGTCGTGGCGTCGGTTACGTCAGACGCCGCCTGAGCCATCATTGCTGCGTTGGAATTTGCCGCATCCGCGCTTATCGAACTGGTAACCCAACCAGAGACACCGCCTGCAATGGCACCTATGGCGCCCATCACTGGGTCGCCGCCGCCTGCCATCGCACCAGAAACGGCTCCGCTTGCGATTCCTGATGCTATTCCAGCCTGCCCAGTTGTCCTTGTCGTTGCGATTGAGACTTGGTTGTTGGTTTCGGTCGTGGATATGGAGACGTAATTGGAGTCGTTGGTGTCCCATCGCGCTATCGTGTTCTGGTTGGTCATGACAGAGGACGACGCCGAGTTCGCTTCGCTGGCGTTTGCAGCTGCGGCGGCTATCGTGGCGTTCGTGTTTGAGCGAGCGGCACTAGCCATGTTGTTGGTGTTCGTTCGCGTTGTTCCTGCCATCGCGTTTGCGTTGGCCTGTTCCGTGTTGGCCGAGTCTACGGCATTGCTGTTTGCCGTCGATGCCGATGCGTTTGCGTTGGCTTGCGCCGTGTTTGCGTCACCAACGCTGACTTCGTGAGAGTTCCTTGCGGATGCCACTCCGTTTACGTATCCTAGATTGGCCGAGCGAACGGTGTTGTGGTACGCGGTCAAGGCAAGCTCTCTCGCGTTGGAGAACGAGCTTGAATACGAGTCAAGCATGTATGACGTCTCTGCGTCGATGTACAGGGCGAACGTTGGAATGTCCAGCTCGAACAGCAGGCTTCCCCAGTCTCCGTTTGGAACCTGCCTGTCAAGTTCGTCTCCGTTGAGGTTCTTCCACACGTAGCTCTGCGAACCCTCTCCGTTCACGCCAGTGAGGTACACGCGACAGTCAAGTATCGGAAACGCTACGCTGGTAAGAAGCCTTGCGCCAATGGAGCTGGTGTTCTCTATTCGAATCTCGGACGTCTTTCCAGAGTTGTCGGACACCTCGATGCGCGAGTATGGGAAAGTGTACAGCTTTGCGAAACGCTCCTCGTCTGCGTCAAAGTGGAACATGTCCTTTGACAGAGAGTATCCTTCCAGCGACCTGTTCGTTCCAGTTACGTAGTAGATTGTGTGCCCAAGGAACGTGAACTCGGTTCCTAGCGAAATCATTTCCTCGGACACGACGAACATGGCCTTTATGGTTCGCAGAAACGCTGGACTGCTGTTTCTGCAATCCTCAAGGAAGCTGCCGTCGCTTGCTGGAATCGCGTAGGTGTCAAGCGACGTTGGCATGTTGGCATCGGGCCTGTTGTACATGTTAACTCGTGCGTTTAGCTGCGAATAGTCCTTTCCATTTCCGAATCCGTATCCGTTTACCTGCAACTGATAACCGTACCAGTCAGAAGTGTCGGAGTACGTTGGATTGGTGAACGAACTTCCGTTCTGTACTGTTCCAAGCGCTCCGCTCTGAATCTGATTGTATCCAGCAGTGCTGGCAATGACGATGTACTTGGTTCCAGAGCCTACGGGAACGTACTTGGAATCTCTCACGACAGACTCGTCATCGAAGTTCACGTCAGGCGCAAGCAGGTATCTGTTGTTCTTAATCGGGTTCGACAGATATGTGTCAACATCAGACGCATATACTGGTGCATGTCCCCTTTCAAGCATCATGTAAGTGAGACGAGCGCTATCAATAAAGTTAGTCCATACATCAGGTTGTAGATAAACAACAGTAGTGTTAGGAGCAGAGTAAGACACATCGCCGACAAAGAAATACCAGCGACGAACGCCACAATCAGTCTCGTTCTGTATGAGCGCTTCCTTCGACGTGGCGAGTGGAATGTCCACAAACAGGTAGTTGTATCGACATGCGACGTCGTATGGCAGAGGGAGCTTGATAGAGCCGTCTGGAACGACCCTGGCATTGCTAGTGAGTTTGAGCGTGAACGAGTCCTCAATAGCGTCGAACCATTTGTCTCTTGCATTGTCATCCTCGAACTTAACCACGTTCGTGTAATCGTTGTTCCACAACACGTTCACAAGATGAATCTTAGTGTCTGGAACCCAGCGAGTGTAGTCGAACGTGTTCTTTAGGGCATACGGAGAAGCGGTTTCGATGTTTGGGAATTTGGTATCCGCCAGATGCGAGAAGTCCATGCAACCTCCTTTCGTTATGAGACGTGGCGGAACTGATAGTCGAAACCAGTTCCGCCACGACATGTGTAACATCTAAGTGCAGAGCTACGGAACTATGCAGACGCAGTTACCGTTGCGGTTACCATAGAGGTGTACTCGCTGGTCTTGCCGCTGGGGTTAACGTAGGAACTGGTTACCTTGACCGTGATTACATCGCCATAGTCGAGCTTGTTGGAGACATGGAGAACTCCGTACTCGTCAACTCGCGTGGCAGGGCTGTTGACCACATCGCCAGTGGAAGTCTTTACAGTAGTCTCATAGGTTGCAGCATTGGGAGCAACCTTGATTCCATCGACGTTGGCGGGGTCGAGGGTACCAGTGAGCTTGACGATGATTGCCGTGGTATCGCCCTTGTCGGGAGTCTTGTTGTCGATTGTTGCGGTCATTCCAGTCACGGACTGCGTCACAGTGGTAACGCTGGTGCCATCGCCAGTGGTGAACATGATTGCGGGAACGAACGGCGAAACGCTGTAGATTCCCCAGTGATGCAGGAAATAGTTGGTTCCGAGGGTCTTTGGGTTATAGGCGCTGTTAGTCTGGTAAACCGTGTCCTTGCACTGGAAAAAATCCTCAGTGGTGAGAAGCGCGACGCAATCGTTCACGGGGAACTCGTCAACGAGCACGGTGCGATACTTGATATCGGCCTTGTCGAGCTGGAACACGCCAGCGAGAGTCTGCACGTCCACGTTTGCCTGAACGTCTGGGGTAATGAGAAGCACGAGCTCGGTAGGCTTGACGAAAACTGGAACGTCCTCGATTGCGCCAGAGTTGTAAATGGTGTTAGGGAACCTCAGCCTTCCAGCCATGGAACGAACTGCGGCAAGAAACTCCTTGCCAGTCGCTTCTGTGGTAGGAGCACCAGTGAGCTTGTACTTGTAGAATCCCCATGCGTGCTCGTAGTAGGCAATGAGCTGCATCATGATTCGATACTCGTCGTACTCGTCGCTGTTCATTGGAACTGCGAGAAGAGCAGCAACGAGCTTGTTAAGGCCATAGTTGTCTGAGAACGCGGTACGCAGCTCTACGTCGTTGATGGTAATGTCGTAGCGGTCGCGACGGTTCTGGGAATGGTACCAAGTGGCAACGTCTGGACGCGCCATCTTGAACACGTCCTCTGCGTCATCCACATACGAATGTGCTCGAATCCACTTCGGGATAATCTCCTGCAAGGTGTCGCCATACATCATCTTGCTCTTCTTGAAAACTCCGAGCGGATTCTTGTAGCTCTGCTGATGCACGAACGTGTCTCCGATGCGCATGATGAGCTGGTCGATGAACTGGTTGAAATACTGCCTGTTCATCGGCTCGAACAGCGCGTCGATGGTTGCCTGGATATTGCCCTGAGTTGGATCTGGGATTCGCTGCTGGAAGTCGTTGGTTCCATTCAGCCAAACGTCCCTGATAATTGTTGCGTTGTCAGTTGCCATTTCCTATGCTCCTAGTCAATGTCATCAATGGACAGGTCGAGAACGCTGCTCCTTGCAGCGCCAACATTGTCATCGTCGGATGGGTCGGTATCGTCCACGTCATAGATTACGCCGTTTCCGACGAGCGCGCTCTGCGTTGACACAATCTTGTTCATGGTGCCGTTCATGCGCTGAATCATTTCCTCAATCGCATCAAGTCGAGAGTCGATGCTACTAGTGTCAGAACCAGTGTCGCTGTCCGTCTGTCCCGTGTCTGGTGCTTCGGTGTTGTCCTCGTTCGCCTCCTGCACATCGTCTTGCGTCTCGTCAATATCGTCCGTATCTCCCATGTGTTTCTCCTTCCAGCGTAACGACTTTATATGGCAAAGCGGCTAGGAGACTGCCGCGCAGCTCCTAGCCACATTATACGTCGAACGAACGAAAACCGCAATCCGTTGAAACGACTGATAGGGTTCGCTTGGCGTGCGCGGAACTCAATCCGTATCTCTCGCACAGCCAATACTCACATCATGCGGAACGTCACCCGACAAACCTATTCTAGCACAGAACTCGTTCAGGCGTCTGGCATAGACCTCTGCCTTCTGCAAGTCCTCCCAACCTCCCTTGTCCTGCTCGCGCCAGATGTACTTGAGAATGCATCCCTTGTAGAAACCAATCACCTCCCTTGGTGACAGTGCCGCTTCGAGCATGTCGAAACATTCCACGCTGCCATGCACGTATCTCTTCGAATGCTCCAAGTCGCTTCTCGAAAGCTCCTGCACGTTCCTTACGTATCGGCCGCATATCTCGTGGTCCTCGTTGTTGGGCTGTTCGTGACTGTTGAAGCAGCTTGCGAAATAAGTGCAATCACCACATGTTGCCATTTTGTATCCTCTCACCTGATTCCGAACATCTGTAGCACGTCACCGAACTTCATCATGACGTCCTCGCTCTCGTACCTTAGCAACCCATATGTGTACATGTCCAGCACGTATCTCATGGTGCTGCCCAAATGCGTTGCAGCCACGTAGTTTATTGATGCGTCTTGACGTGTAAGCGAGTAGACTGGCCTTCCAGTGTTGTTAGGTATGTTGTCGGTAACGTGATAATAACCGTCCATCTGGTCTAGCCATATTCCGAACTTGTTCCCATTGCACACTATACCGAACGAAAAACGCGCGTTCTTCGGCTTTTTCTTTACGAACTCCGAGTTTATTCGCACGAACTCGTTTTCCAAGGCCACCTTTCCTGCTTCGGTGTTGGCCATCATTCGTCCAGCGACGGTGCCTATCGCCTTTTGCGTACCGTACTCTCCTGCTGGTACGTAGTGCATCAGGAACGTCTTTTCGGCGTACCATCTGTAGCCGAATTTCAAGTCTGTGCCTACTCCATATGCCGCAAAATAAGGATTAGCCAAATCACAAGCATTGCCAAGTAGATAAACACGGGGAGTGACACCCTTGGTATCCGCTCGTTCACGAGAGACAGTATCGACCAAGTTAGCCAGTACGCCGAACTCATTAGGCAGATAGCGATGATACCTGTCCGACCGTTCCAATATGGCTTCATCGAGTAGAATCCTCCTCACGTTGTCGAACGTTCTTTTCTTCATCCTCTGTGCGTCGCTGAGCGCTACGAAATATCCGAACATCTTCCAGAACGGCTTCTTCTTTTCATCGTCTGGCTTCTTTGCGATATAAGCATAACGAGCGTCAGTGCGAAACACGTAATCCTTGAACTCAGGCAATTTTTCTAGCCTGTTGAAGTATCCATCAGAAACTCCGCTTAGCTCGTTCTTGTATCGCGTAACTTCAACGAAACGCCACTCGTGGCGCAGGTAATCGCGTATGAACTGCCTACGCAGGCCGAACGTCTTTCCAACGCCACGAGCTCCGATTACCATAGTAACGTCAGCGTCATACGAGAGGGTCTTTTCCCAGTCGTAGTATTTTTTCATTTCTACACTTCGCACTCCATGATAGTCTCTATGCCGTTATCTCCGTCTCGCTTTACCCATATGCGGTTTCCGTCCGTTCCAACGTAGCGACATGTGGTGTCAACATCGCGACCATACACGTCGCGCAGATACGTGACACTGCTGAGGTTCGTGGCCTTCAGCGTCTCTCCCAGCCACCTTCCAGCTGGATAAAGCGCTGGTGACTGGTGCGACGTGACGTGTCGCGTGATTCCGTTGCAATCTGTCACGTCTTTGTCGTACCTGCTGTTGGCGCGTGGCTGGTGCTTTTCCAATGCGTGAGACACTGATGGTTCCACGAACACGTTGTAGCCAATCGTCTCCTGCAACACGTAATCTATCGGATAGTGCTTTGCCAGTTCCGTTATGACTGTTTCCATGTTTATCTGACCGATAGGACGCCTAAGACCTGCGCACGTAACATGTGCCTTGCCGTCGTAAGACACGCGACACTTGTTCCAAAGCTCTATGTGCGTATCGTAGTGGTGACCTCTGTTCTCTATGTCGAACGAGCCGATTCCATGCAATGTGGATGCCATCTTCGGGAACGTCTTTCGAACACGTCGCATTGCAACGTTTATCGCGTTCTTCGATGCAACTGCTATAGGCTCCAATGCAGCTTCCAGTTCGTCGTCAGTGACGTCTGCGTCACAGGCGCATTTCATCGAGTCTGTGTCCCCACCCAACACACGGCAACGAGTTCCCATCGCTCTGTGGAGCAGTTCCATCGAGATAACCATATGCAGCCTGCTTCCACCCACGATGCGCAATCCGTAGGTATAAAGCACTCGCAAGTTTCCTGGCTTGTGCTCGTCGTAGTTTTCTGCTGTGACTCTCGTTTCATCATCAATTACCAACTCTCCATCTTGCACCTTATAGGACGGTCTGCGAACGTCCTGAGCCTGAGTTCCATAGATACCGTTGAACATACCCTTTACGGTTCCAGTATACCAGCTCTCGAAGAACTGTGGATTACACGTTCCAGCTTGCAGCTCTTTCGCAATACCATCTGGAATGCCTGATAGATTGTACTTATACGGCTCACCATAGTTATAGTGCTTGCTTATAAACTTCGCCGCGCTCTTCATCTCGAAAAGCTTATTGCTTTGAAGCGTCACGAAATCTGGTGGAACCCTGAACTTTGCGGATGCCTCACCAAACAGTGATTCCAGAGAATCCCACTCGTATACCTGTCCCATGCACCAAAGTTCCAGCTCGGAAAGATTCATTATCACCTCTTTAGCTGCATACAACTTTCCGAACGCGAACTTTCCTCCTGTGACAACGTCGTGCCATCCATAGCTTCTGATGTAGTTGTCTGCTTCTACGTTGCGAGCATCCTCGCCATAGTTTTCCTCATACTGCAACGAACGCTTGAACTTTGATGCTGGTTCTAGGGCTATTCCCCATTCATCGAAACACGTTCCCTTTTTTATGCGTATATTGGTTAGTTTCACGCGAGCATGTATAGCTACATCGAATGGCTTCTCGTAATGCGAAAGGATTTCTTCAATCTTCGTGTTTAGTATTCTTTTGCAAAACACCTCAATGTCATGATTCGAGCATATTACGAACTCTTCTGGCTGCAACCGACCATTTATAAACGTATGGTGCATACTAGTTACATCAAGTGATACAACGTTGTGTACAACCATGCTTGCAGTAGCAGCAGCAGTGAACGTGAACCCTCCGCGGAAACATGCCTTTCGTAATGCGTATTGAGCGAACGTATTAGCATCCTCTGCTTTGCAGTGCTCCATGAATGCCTTGTCAAGCGATAGTTTCTTTCCATCACGCTTACCTACCTGTATCCTACCTATCTCGCGTCTCGCCATCTGCCTAACGATTGAAGTTTTGGTTAGTACCCTGTTTCCAAAGTCCTCTTGCTTCATCCACTCGTTTGCTCGTAGAAGATACCTAAGATACATTGGTATTACCTGCGTGTCTCGCCCTGCGTAAAACTTTTCATCATCAGACAGTTCTGTATCTGGTGTACGAATCAGGTCGTAGTTCCAATCACCAATGGCCTTTGGAAGTCCTGCCGTCTCTCCCATTGCAGCCAGTCCTCGCATCTCAAGATGATATGTGTCCCAGAAACGCAGTAGCATGTTGTCTGTGTCCTGCTCGTACAAATCTATAGTGTATACGTTAGTGCTGCTCTGTGCGTTTACCTGCATGTCATATTCTGAGTCAAGAAGTTCCATTAGCGGCTGTAGGTCGAACATCAGGTTATACGCGCAAATAATTGGAACCTTGCCATCAATTTGCCCAATCTTTATGTAGTCGCGTATGGCCTGCATCATTTCTTCCTCGTGCCTATAGAACCTAATGTCATCATCGCGTTCAGGTTCGTAGTTACGCAAGTCAACGTGTACGATACGGTTATCTATGAACAAAACTGGAAAAGCCCTTGTATCTTCTCCCTCTCCTATGTTCGTTGTCTCTGTATCGTATGACGCTGCTATTTCAAACTTCCTGCGTTTCCTCATAGCATCATCTTCCAGAGCAACATCATCAGTGGTATCGTAATCGCTACATTGGAGCGACTGGAGAAATCTCTGCTGATACTGCGCCAGATACAATCGGAACATAACGAAACTCGTCATCATTGTCCTGTATGATTTCATATGCCCACTTCTTTTCAGCATCAGTGTAGTCATCTGGATTTGCAAGAATTTCGTTTGCTTTCTCTACGTCCCTGTTTCGCTGACCTGAAAGAA